GAAATAAAAGAAGAAAAAGCTTTTAAAGGATTTGCTGAAAAAAGATCTAAATAATGTATAAGCAATCATTATATAAGATTATAACACCCGTGAAACTTACCACGATATCTAGGCTTAATAAAGCTAAAAAGTGGGAGTATGGATACAACAAGGAACACGACATTGTTGTTATAAGTAAGACAGGGCAAATTGGAGAAATATATAATATACAAAACTTCAAAATAGCATTACCAAAAGCTCCTGCCAAAGTAGATAAGTCAACTAACAAATGGACACCAGATGTATACCCTAAAGAATTAAAGACAATTCAAAGTATATTCGATTGGAGAGATTATCCGGACAAGTTCAAATCAAATTGGGAAAGTTATATAGATGAGCAATTTAATAAAAGAGAGAAAGGGCATTGGTTCAATAATAAAGGTTTGGATACTTATATTACTGGTACTCACTTTATGTACCTGCAGTGGTCCAAGATTGACGTTGGGCAGCCAGACTTTAGGGAATCGAATAGATTATTCTACATATTCTGGGAGGCTTGCAAAGCAGATAGACGCTGCTACGGAATGGACTACCTTAAGAACAGACGTTCTGGGTTTTCGTTTATGGCCTCAGGAGAAACCGTTAACTTGGCTACAATATCCTCCGATTCACGTTTTGGAATTTTGTCCAAATCAGGATCTGATGCAAAAAAAATGTTTACAGATAAGATAGTACCCATATCAGTAAACTATCCTTTCTTTTTCAAACCAATACAAGATGGTATGGACAAGCCTAAAACAGAGCTTGCATATAGAGTACCTGCTTCTAAGCTTACTAGAAAATCAATTTCTACAACAATAAAAGCTGAAGCTCTTGATGGTCTTGATACAACTGTCGACTGGAGGAATACCGGTGATAATGCATACGATGGAGAAAAGCTAAGGCTGTTAGTACACGATGAGAGTGGAAAATGGGAAAAGCCAAACAATATATTAAATAACTGGCGAGTTACAAAAACATGTTTAAGATTAGGTTCTAGAATTATCGGTAAATGTATGATGGGTTCAACATCAAATTCATTAGATAAGGGTGGAGATAACTTTAAGAAATTATACAATAATTCAGATGTTTTAAAACGCAACAGGAATGGTCAAACAGCATCAGGCTTGTACTCTTTATTTATTCCTATGGAATGGAATTATGAAGGATTTATAGATCAGTACGGACATCCAGTATTCAACACGCCAGAAGAACCTATTAAAGGCCCATTCGGGGACGTTATAGACACCGGAGTTATAGAGCACTGGAATAATGAGGCTGAAGGTTTAAAAGACGACCAGGATGCTTTAAATGAATTTTACAGACAATTTCCTAGAACAGAAGAACACGCTTTTAGGGATGAAACAAAAAATAGTATATTTAATTTAGTTAAGATATACGAACAAATAGATTACAACGGAGACTTAGGGAACACAAACGTGTTAACAAGAGGAAGTTTTCAGTGGGTTAACGGTATAAAAGATTCTAGCGTTAAATTTACTCCAAATCCTAGTGGCAGATTTTTAGTGTCCTGGGTGCCTGGAGAACACTTACAAAACAAACAAATTTTAAATAAAGGTTTAAAATCACCTGGTAACGATCATATGGGAGCCTTTGGCTGTGATAGTTATGATATATCAGGTACAACAGACGGTCACGGTTCTAAAGGAGCTTTGCACGGATTAACGAAATTCAGTATGGAAGATGCTCCTGCTAATACATTCTTTTTAGAGTATATAGCTAGACCTCAAACCGCTGAGATATTTTTTGAGGATGTTTTAATGGCTTGTATATTTTATGGTATGCCTATATTATGTGAGAACAACAAACCTAGGTTATTGTATTACTTTAAAAGAAGAGGTTACAGAGGTTATTCTATGAATAGACCTGATAAGGTTTGGAACAAACTATCCGTAACAGAAAGAGAGATTGGTGGAATGCCTAACTCAAGTGAAGACATTAAACAAGCTCACGCTGCAGCTATAGAAACATATATAGATAAACACGTAGGTTTACAAGAAGACGGACAGTATAGCGCAATGTATTTTAACAACACATTAAATGACTGGGCAGGATTCGACATAAATAAAAGAACTAAGTTTGATGCGGCAATAAGCTCAGGTTTAGCAATAATGGCTTGCAACAGGCATCTATATCACCCAAGACCTCAAGTAGAGAAACAAACAATAAGTTTAAAAATAGCTAAATACACCAATGGTGGTGGTTTATCAAAATTAATAGAAAAATAAAAATATGGCTGAGTCAGTTATAACAAGTTATTTTCCAAGCCAAATAGCTAGCGATAAGGAGAAAATGTCGATAGAATATGGTACTACTGTAGGTAGAGCTATAGAAAGCGAATGGTTTAATAATAGTAATGGAAGTAGTAATAATAGATTTCAAAGTAACCAAGTTTCTTTTCATAACTTAAGGCTGTATGCCAGAGGAGAGCAATCTACTCAAAAGTATAAAGATGAGCTATCTATTAATGGTGATTTGTCTTATTTGAACTTAGACTGGAAACCTGTTCCTATTATACCTAAATTTGTAGATATAGTTGTTAATGGTATTTCTGATAGACTTTTCGATATACGTGCTTATTCTCAAGATCCTTTTGGAGTAGACAAACGTACAAAGTACATGGAGTCTTTAATAAGAGATATGCAAACTAAAGAGCTTAATGATTTTGCTTCAGCTGAGTTTGGAGTAAACTTATTTGAAAATGATCCTGAAACTTTACCTAAAAATAAAGAGGAGTTAGATCTTCATATGCAACTTACTTATAAACAGCAAGTTGAAATAGCTGAAGAACAAGCTATATCTGTATTATTAAGTGGTAATAAATATGACTTAACAAAAAGAAGATGTAATTACGATTTAGCTACAATAGGTATTGGAGCAGTAAAAAATACTTTTACAAAAGCAGAGGGAGCTAAAATAGATTATGTTGACCCTGTTAACTTAGTGTGGTCTCACACAGACTCACCTTACTTTGATGACGTATATTACGTAGGAGAAGTTAAATCAATACACTTAAATGAGCTTAAGAAAGAATTTCCATGGCTAACTAACGAAGAGCTGCAAAATATAGCAGGCCAATCATCGAGCAGTAATGGATCTTATAATAGTACTACTAACAATGCTAACCAGGATGATGCCAACACTCTTCAGGTTTTATACTTTAATTACAAGACTTTTACTAATGAAGTTTATAAAGTTAAAGAAACAGCTACAGGAGCGTCTAAGCTAATACCTAAAACAGACGATTTCAATCCACCTCCAGAATTATATGAAGAGTATGGTATTGAAAAACTATCACAATCACTTGAAGTATTATACGAGGGAGTAAAAATTGTTGGTGGTAAGATGCTTAAGTGGGAACTAGCTAAAAATATGATTAGACCAAAGAGTGATTACTCTAAGGTTAAAATGAATTATAGTATTGTTGCCCCTAGAATGTATCAAGGTAAAATAGAATCTATAGTAAGTCGTATAACAGGATTTGCAGATATGATTCAGTTAACTCACTTAAAGCTACAACAAGTAATGTCTAGAATGGTTCCTGATGGAGTCTATCTTGATGCAGATGGTTTAGCTGAAGTAGATTTAGGTAACGGTACAAACTACAATCCTCAGGAAGCACTTAATATGTTTTTCCAAACAGGTTCTGTAGTAGGTAGATCTTTTACTCAAGAAGGAGATATGAATCCAGGTAAAGTTCCTATTCAAGAAATATCAACTGGAGCAGGAGGCGGTAAAATGCAAGCATTAATTGGTAACTACAATTACTACATGCAAATGATTCGGGATGTAACCGGATTAAACGAAGCAAGAGATGGTAGCACACCTGATTCAAGAGCTTTAGTTGGAGTACAAAAAATGGCTGCAGCAAATTCAAATGTAGCTACAAGACATATATTAGACAGCAGTTTATATTTAACGTCAGATTTGTGCGAAGGATTATCATTAAGGATTTCAGATATATTAGAATATTCTCCAACAAGAGAAGCTTTCATTCATAAAATAGGTAATCAAAACGTTGCTGTATTAGAAGAGATGAAAGATTTATATCTTTACGATTTTGGTATATTCATTGAATTACAACCGGACGAAGAGGAAAGAGCAATATTAGAAAACAATATACAAGCAGCAGTTCAAGGAGGTCTTATTGATTTATCCGATGCTATTGATCTTAGAGAGGTTAGAAACCTTAAATTAGCTAATCAATTATTAAAAATAAGACGAATTGAAAAGCAGAAAAAAGATCAAGAGATACAACAGCAGAATATTCAAGCTCAATCAGAAGCAAATGCTCAAGCTCAACAAGTAGCTGCTCAATCAGAAGTACAAAAAGGGCAAGCATTAACACAACAAAAAATAGAATTAGAAAACGCTAAAG